TCAAAAGTTTGAGCGTTGTAACCCTCTAATTCATTAACAATATCAGAAGAGATTGTTTTTTGAATTTTTAGATTTGAAGGTAATCCTCCATCATATGATGGTAATGAGTTAGAAGCAACGTATGCATTCTTATTAGTCTCATTATAGAGATTAAGTGTATCGGTTAATAAAGCATCATTTCCTTCTTTAATTTCTATACTAGTGCTATTAGCTTTCTTTAAATTTCTTCTTAGATCATAAAATGAATTTCCTACACCAGTAACAAGAGTAGTACTTAGATTGTCTACAGTAATTTCATTTCGAGTTTTGTCAATAGTACTTACAGTAAGATTTGTAGCACCTATTGATACATTATCATTGTTGCGACCAATAACATCTATTCTATCACCAACTTTTAAACTTGATTTATCAATGTTGGAAGACAATAAGAAAGTAGATCCATTTATTTCTTTAATTTGATATCTACTGCTGGTATTGTAAATCCATGAGTTAGCAAAAATTTCTTTATATGTTGGATCATTTTCCGGATTTTCAATTCTTTCTCCAACATTCTTTACATAAATTCTTTCCCCTTCAGAAATAAGAGTAATGTCAGAAGTCGTTTCAAACTCAGATAAAACTCCAGTAATTCTTAATTCAACTTTTTTATTTGGATCTCCATTTTCATAACCAATGAGAACTTCATTAGATCTAACATCAGATCTAGTAGAAATATCATAGTTTACACCTGAACAATCAAAAAATTGATTGATTGATTTTGATCCATAAGTTATAGTTTGATCATCTATGATAACAGATCCTGACTGATCAAATCCTATTGTGGAGTCTACGGTGATAATAGATCCTCCAATAGACACTGGTTCTTGCACCCTGGACATTCCAGGAATAGTGAAAGTACCTTCAATCAAATCTCTGTCATTATATCCGACAAATAATGAGATTTTAAAATATGATTTTGGACCAGATGTATCAATTCCAGATCTTGTAAAGATCTCAACTTCTGATACGGATGCATTAGTATTTGAATCATTACTCTTTGTAAGAGTCTGACCAACTAATTCTTGAGGATCTCCACTAATTGGTTCTACAACAATTACTTCCCTGCGAAGGAAATCTGCACTGGATGGTTTAATTAAACGTTCTTCTAAATCTAGAATGACTGCAGCTTCACCAAACAGAACCTTCATGAGGATTCTGATTGATTCTTGAATACCTTTTGATTGATAGAAAGATCTTGCGTGTTTTATGAAGTTACCAACGTCTAGATCTTTAGTAAAATCATTGTTCTCCAATCCAGGGAGAAAAGTTTTCTTTAATTTTTTATAGAATTCTTGGATGAAGAGTACACTTAAATTAGTTACAGATGCTCCTGAAGAGTGAGACTCTGCACTAGTGTTCTCAAATCTTAAATTTTGGCGATTGACATGTTGTACTACAGTTGCAATACCAACATTATATCCAGTAACACCACTGAATCCACGAATTAGACCAACAAACTCAGTGCTAGTTTTACTGGTATATGAAATTATTTCATTACCAATTTTTAAAAGACCATACTCGTCTGGATATCCTTTAGTTGAGGTTACAGACAGAGATGTTGATGAAGTACTTACATCAGATGTAAGAGTTGTTTTTCCATAAACAACTTCTGGTTTAAGATTATCAGTCTTTAGATACTGATCTAAATTATCAATTAGATCAGATGGACCTCCCTGAAACTCTTGAGAGATATAATACTGTTTAAAAAATTCAGTAGCGTTCTCAAAGTCATCCCTAACAAATTCGGGTAATTGACTTTCTATAATCTTATTGATCTGTACTCTTTTATCAATACCTGTGGTCATTTATTTCCTCTCTAGGTCTCCGTTAGAGTAACTTGATGTGTAATAATCTTTTGAGAATATAACGCCAGAAACATCCTCTCCAGAAGCAATTACATCTTTAATCATATTTATCTTACTATTTGAAAGATCAAATGAGATATACAAATCTTTTAATCCAATAATATCATTTGATTCTGGGAACGCTTGAATTTCAATAATGTTATTTTCAACATCAGTTGAAGTAATATTCATGGTATTTAATATAATTTCACCCTTGTCATAATCAACTGTTCCTACTGATTTAACAATAACTTTTAGTTCATCGTTTTCACTACGAGAAACTGCACTCAGAACGCCTTTCTTACTACCATCTAACTTACCATCAGAAGTTTTATTAGGTACATCAGTTAAGAATACTTTGCTAGAAGAGCCAGATACTGTAAATCCAGTACTCTTGATATTATATCCTTCAGGATTAATATGAAATTTATTTCCAAAACACAATTCATATTGTGCAAACTGATCTTTTAATGCTTTTAGATCTCTTCTGATTATTACCTTTGTAATATTTGAAGTGATAGCATTATCAACCCTATCAATCAATTGAACTATCTTACTATACTTAAATCTGCCACCAAATTTATTAATGTCTACAGTTTTTGAGTATTCTGAAAGAGAATCTGTAATTCTTCCACTTAATTCTGCCGAGTTTGATACCTTAGATGTATCAAAATAGACATTTGACTCAAGTTCAATGTATAAAACCTTAAGATCTACAATTTCTGAGTTAATTCCAGCAATTGCATAGCTTTTTAATTTATTTTTAATTTGCTGCTTATCAAAATCCGAGACATATGTACCATTTTTTGGTTTGATACTGATTTGTACCTTACCAAACTGTGGAGGATTCAGTTCTTCACCACCAACTACAGCAACTGACTCAGTTTGAGGGAAGATTGACTGGATAATTGCCTCATAGTCACGCCCTGTAACCGCTCTGTACTGCGAAGAATACAATCTAGGGGCAAAGTACTTGATAGAGCGTACATCCTCTATAGCAGCGCCGTTACGGGCACTATTTACAGTGTTTACTGTGATGCCTGCCTTGGGTAAAACAATCTTTCCACCCACTTGTGACTGAGTTTTGTCGGAAAATGACCCCTGAAAACTAAATTCTCTAGCACCATTGCCATCTTTACCGTCAGTCATGATATATTGAACGGTAATTATGTCACCTGACTCTAGTTTTTTACCAAAAATACCATCTCCGAAGAGAATTTCAAAATTTTCATCACCAATTTCTTGTAAAAAGAAGATTTCTGAGTCTTTTTCAACGTTCAGAATGTTATTCATCATTCTGTATTCTCTTCCAAGCACTCCTTGCTCAGAAGAAACAAAAACTTTAAGGGTTGAGGTGTCAATATCGGGGTTAGCAAGAATAAAGCGTTGATTGGCATCCTCATTTTTCCTAAACCTGGACTCCAAAAATGTTCCTTGGTAGATTCTAATGGGATTTTCAACACTTCCAAAGGTTGCAACACCTCTTTTTACTGAAGCATGATGCTCTTCAGTGGTTGCAAAGGTAAAACTAGTGCCGTCAGCACTTCCAATAGTGACTAATCCGGGTGTTAAGTAGACAACTGGTTCTGTAGTATCTGGTTCAAAGGTAAAATACACCTCAGCATACGCTGCTTTCTTTGAAGTTGGTACATATCCTATATTTCTTGCTAAAGAAACTACGTTTTCACGTACAGCAGCAGAATCTAAGAATGATTCATTAACAACTAAGTTGGCATTAAACGCATTAATGTAAGTATTATACGCTAAAGTGTCGATTAGAACCGAAAAATTTGATCCTTCAAAATCAAAATCAGTAAAATTACTGTTTGCACGAAGAAAATCTCTAATCTGAGCTTTTATTTCCTCAAAATCTAAACTAGTATACTGTGTAAATGGCATATTATTATCTGGTAGACTCTAAGAGGAAGGTAAATTCTTGGGTTGGTGCATCCAAACCAACAATATCGAAGGTTACAGTTACATTAAATGCATTTTGATCAATATAAGAGTCAATACTTACTCTTAAATTATTAACTCTTGGTTCATAACGATCAATAGTTTCATTGATTTGATCTTGAATCGCGATTCTAAGTCCTGGACTGTAGTTTTCAAACAGACTTCCGCGTATATCAGTACCTAAATCCGAACGAAAAAACCTTTCTGAAGGAATTGTTTCAACTAAATTACGTACTGCTCTTGTAATTGCACGTTCATTAGTCAACACTGGTAGATCTTTTGTAACCGGATGTGGTTTAAAAGAGAAACTAATGTCCTTAAATGCTTGAGATGTGCGCTTAATTGCCATCTAAAAGGTTCATTCAATAGTATTACTCTGGTTATTTATAGAGTTTAGACAAAAAAAAGACCCGGATCATGAAATCCAGGTCTTTTTAATCATTTACCTTGTCCGCGATAACGCTTTTTCTTAGCATTACGGGATGTAGCAGCGTATTTTGTATGCTTACCCATCCCTTGACGAGTCTTTTTAGGTGTGGATTCTACAAATGCTTCACCACCAAGTCCAATTTTAGATCGTGCCATTAGTCCTCAACTTTTTTAATAACGGTTTTTAGGTCTTTTGGGTTAATGTACCCATTTTCGTAGAAGTCTTTTGCAAGATCTTCTACAGTATCAAAATATTCATCTTGGGTTAGGTTCTCATAAAGAACTTTATCCCCATCCATTATATCAAATAACTCTTGATTTTTCATGTCCTACCCTAATTCGTGGATCACACCAGATCTTAAATCCAGCAGCGATAGCATCTAAACAGAAACTTACATCTTCACCACACATATCTTGTACTTCACCTGATTCAAACACCTGCATTTTAGGTGCAAACCAAGGATATGGTAAACCTTCGTGTTCAAATACACCTTTTTTAATTAGTACCCAACCAAAACCAGTGTAATCAACAGTAAATGGTTTACGGCGTTTTTGAATACTTTCGAGTGTTTCGTGGTTCATAACACCACCATTATTACGGAAGTCATCTTCTTCCATCCAATGAGCGACCGAGGTAGTACGACCATCTTCAGTACAATACCAACCAGCAGAGATCTCTTGATCCATCAGAACGAGCTGCCAGAATTTTTCCGAGTTAAAGACAATATCACTATCAATCCAGAGTTGATAATCATATTCGAGCTTCCCGTCCCAAGGTTTCTGATCAGGACCCCTAAGAACATTAGCACCGAGGCACTTGCAGCGAGCAAAGTTGACCATTGATGAGTAATCCTGAGAGATTTGGATACTAGCTCCACTTTGTACCAGATCAAAGCATAGCTGTACAAAGCTCTTCAGAAATGTATAGGATACTCCGCGCCCTGGTAGGCAGAATACCACTGTTTTACCGCGAATCATTTCCCGTGCTTTATCATAATCCCATTCGGGTTCTTTTGATTTTGCAACAGGGGATTTCGCTTTGACTGTAAATCCTTTTCCCATGAGTGTTGTGTAATTACAAAGTTATTCTAATTGATTATCTAGTATAAGTCAAGAAACATACTTAACAGAGTTAAGACGGTCATCCGAACCAATAGGTAATTGTGGAAATGTATTGAAACTCAATGATATACGAGTTTCATCTGTTTGATTTTCAGGTACACTATGTACTAAATGACTTGGAAATAATACAAGTGAACCTGGAACACTGGCTAATGCCATACTATTTCTCATATAAGGATTAGTACAACCTAATCCAGCATCTGTTGCAGTCTTATTTGGTAAGATAACAGTTGTTTCACGTTGTGAATGAAATACAATTGGTGATCCATTCTCTTGATTTGCTGCAATATAAAACACACCACTTAGATATGAATTACTATGAAAATGCATTCCATGATTTTGACCTGGTTTATTTGCATTTACCCAAGATTGTTGAATTGTCATTGGATGTGTAGTTTCAACAATTGCTTCCATATATTCTTGAATACACTTCAAACAAAACTCTTTTAATTCTTTGAGTTCTTCATTTTCTAATATCCAAGTATCTGTAGTCTTATTATTACTTCCATTTATTTGATACGGTAAAGTATCAGTAAATTCTTTGATCTTATCTACATCACCCTCATAATAAAAAGTAGCAACGGGTTTCTCTAAAAATGGATTCAGTATTTCCATCTTATTCACCTACAAAATAATTAATTGCTAATACAATACGTTTCTTTTGATCAGTACAAGTTGTACTTCCATGTAAATGTGAACCGTCATGTATTACTAATCGGTTTGCAATACTCTCTACCTTATCCCATCCACCTTCATCATTCTTAAATCGTGTGTATCCATTATTTGTATTCATATACAGCAATGCTGCAGTATGTGAAAATGTCATATCTCTATGTGGACTATGCTCAATGATTTTATCCGTATTTGTATACATTATCATACGTGATCGAATTAATCCAGCAACATTTAATCTGTAGTATAAAGATTGTAAAAGACCGTGTAATTGATTCCTTGGTTCAAGAGCATCGAAAATTGGTGCTACAAAATAAAATTGATTTACATCATCATTTACACTATCTTCATGTAAAGCAACGTTCTCTTGATATAACCAAGTAAAACTACCACTATGTAATACTATATCATATAGTCGTTTAAAATAATCTTCCTCAAGAAAATTATCGTGAATTTCATAATGACTTGACATGACCTAAAAACTATTCTCTCCTATTAAACAAGGTGTCTCATTACCATATTCATCTAAACATACTTTCTCATATGATAACTCATCTTGAAAAAATTCATGATGAATCTTATCCCATACTACATTGAAATCTTCTTCCTCTAAACACTTGAATAATACATCACCTCTTAGATAGATGTGATAGATTGCTGCTTCTTTCGTAATAGTCATTCAATCTCCGTAATGATAATCTCGTCACCTTCAACTTCCCATCCTAATACTGTATCTTCAAACCATCCCTGGTCATTAATAACACACTCAGGAATCCGTATATAGTACTCCCCAGTTACTGGATCAACCTCTATGGCGCTTTTGAGTTCGGAAAAATTTTTTCTCATATATTAAATTCCTTACTGGGATTATATATCAAAACAAGATTTTAGTAAAGTACTATACTATCAAATCCTGACAACTTAAAAAATTTTGCGAAAAAAAATTTGAATTAAAGTGATATCACTCTCTCGCTTTGGGTCGTTTATAGCTTAGGGAAGTAGGGCGTTTTTATACGGGGGGGGGCATCACGGGCGCGGCGGGCAACGCCCCCGCAACGGGGGGCACTGCCAAATCACGAACACACAGCGGGTGCTGTATCAGAAAGCACACTCCAGGTGGGAGTACCCTTGGCGCTCCTCACGCCGGGCACGGGCGGCAGCGATGCGATCGGCGCGGTACTGTGCCTTCGCCTTCTGCTTCACTCCCTCCAGATCTGCTACCATAGAAGCACCCAACCCACGGGCAGGGGTAAAGGTTTGCCCACGCCCGGATGATGCTGTGAGCGCGTGAGCACGGTAGTTGGTATCCGTGGAACGTGCTGCACCGATTGCCTTTGCCATTGGTTTGGTTCTGAACTGTGTTTACTATAGCGCACGAATGGGGGGAACGAACCCCCCAAACCTTAAGAGATTCAGAAGTTGCAGGCGAAGATGAACCCATCCTGCTCGCTGTAATCGTAACGCTCCAGGTTCTCCCAAGTTGCCTGCCAATCCACCTCCACGAATCCGGGAATGTCCAAGCACCAGCAGTCTTCGGTGAACTGCTGGGCGAACTCTGCCCCGCTCATCTCACCCTGATAGGAATCGGTGAAATCCTCCAGCATCCCGCATCCGAAGCACTCCACGAACGCTTGGATCGCTTCTGCGGAGTAATCCTCCAGCAGTTCCTTCAGGGTTTCCAGTTCTTCAGAATCCTGATACGCCTCCAGGATTTCTTCCTTCTCACGCTGGGCGGTGGTGATGCCACGCGCTTCCAGGATCGCTTCGTAGAAAGAAGTGAAGGCGGGTTTCCCGTTCTCCCGAACGTAACCGCAACCCAGGCACTGCTCCGTCCGCGTTGCGGTTTCCATGGAGCGGATGGTGTCCAGCAGTTCAGTTCCTTTGAGCATTTTGGTTTGGTTTGTTTGGTATGTGGTCATTGTAGTCGGTAGAAGCGGCGAACCGCTGGGGTCATTGTGCCGGTTTCAGTGCCGGTCGGAAATGTTCCAGGTTCCGAACGTTCCCTGCGGGCGGGAATCGTTCCACTTGGTGAACCATTCGCGGCGCAGTTCACGCTCACGCTTCTCCTGCTCCAGCACCTGGAGGGCGATGGAAGCAAGTTCGGGAGTGCTGGCGAAGATGCCGTTGGAATCGAATTGAATTTTGTTCATACCGTTAAGGTAGGATGGATTGAGCAGAAAGTCAATGGGGAAATCTTAAGAGAATCAGGCGATCGGCACAGTGGCGAACATCAGATCGGCAATGGCAGTTACGCCATCAACCCACTCCCACTTGGTGATCTGCTCAGTGGCAGGAACGGCACGATCCATATCGTGCTTCCGCTGCATCGCAACGGTGTACTCTTGACCCTCATGGTAGGGTCCAACATGATCCATCTTAACGGGCGTACCGGAGAACGTGGTCCAGGTACGGCGCACGTAGAAGGATCCTTCGGAAAGTTGTGTTTTGTTCATACCAGTATGATGGCACAGATCCCAGGTTTTGGTAGTTCGTGGTGATACAGAACTGCGAAAGAAAACCTTAAGGTTGGTTGTGCCAATCATGCAGGTGGTCGGGCAGTTGCTCAGTTTGTGTTACTAACTACCCAACCAC